CCCAATATGGGTGTCAATCTTAGTTCCAACTTCATCAACCTTATAAAGAACCCGATTAAGCAATTCACGCCCCTCAGCATGCTGGCTTGTATTCTCGTTACGCAACTTCTGCATAACAACCATTATAGGTCCACCAATAATGGCGACAATAATGGGTACAAACCACGCTTCCACTTAAATCCAACGACTTCCGACAGGTTCAATGTTTAAACCCTTGGCTTTAGCATCAGATTCTGTTTTACGCTGAATCTCACCAATCGTAGGACCACTAAAAACCTCTTTACCGTGAGTAAAACCAAGACGAATACCCTTAACATGGCATTTAAAGCATACATAACCACGCTTTTGAACAGTTTCTTCCACCGAACAGCCACAATTCACGCATTTAAAGTTCGTTACTTCCATAATAATAGCAATCTTGTTCCTTAAAGAGGAACTTTAAGACTGGCACGAATATTATGCGCCCCAATAGGTACTTTACCGTCATTTTGTTCACTAAACATATGCTGTTCCCACCACATAAGACTATTCTTAGGTACAACCACATCCCCACGGAACTCAGGAAGCCAAACATACTTCAACATCTGATTAGTAATAGCCAAAGACATAGTACGGTCATCATGAGGAGAACCAGTAGTCCTGCCGTTGTCCTTGCGCACATAAGTACGCAACTCCGCAATAGTTCTCTGACAATAAATAATCAACTCCTCATTACGAATGGCAGCGGACAACTCGTCAATAGACAACGGTTTAGTAACCGTAGTCGTTTTCCAACCCAAAGTTTCAGTAGCCTGAGGGTTACGCTGAGTAATTTTACGCTGCCTAAAGAGATTGCGGTATCCAGCCCGTTGAGCAGCCTTAATTGTCGTTAAACCATGGTTGTTGGACTCAATAGCCACAAGACACTGATTATACCACCAACCCAAGTCGGCAAGTATTTCCCCAAACACATCAGGTTCACAATGTCCATGCCAATGAGCAACAACTTCCCCAGTGGTGGCATCCACCACATGGGCAGAACTGAAGTCACCATAACTGAAACCTTCCGCCACATCAGCCCCAATCACATAAACACTATCAACAGCAGGAAAAGCCCAAATACTAAGAGGACCATCTTCTCCCTCGTCAAACTCGTATTTTTTGTCTGCGTACGCATGAAGAAACCCAACCATAGGTTCAAGGGTTTCAAAACTGTCTAACATGTCAATGTCAAACACAGGGTTACCTGATTTGACAAAAGCCTCCTCAGGGCTACGGGGGTATTCCTGATGTAACTGCCAAGGTTGCATGTTGCGTGCCTTGACTGTGTACCAGTCCTCGTCACGGTCACCAGCGGACCAAGGGAAAAAGATTCCTTCAAACTGGTTGGTACCCGTTTGGGAACCAACCCACATTTGGTGAAAGAAGTTACCAGACCCGTTTGCGGTGGACAAACCAATCACACGCCCACCGACATCGGCAATAGGTTCAATAGAAGCCCACGCTTCCTCAGGGTTAGGCAAGAAAGCCCACTCATCCACAATAACCAAATAAACCGACTCACCACGGGCGGGGTCAGAACCACTAGGTAAAGATTCAATAGCAGACTCATTATCAAACATCATCTTCTGCTGATGGTCAGTAGTTTGCTTAGGTCCCCGTTCCTTCATCCATTGAGGCATAAAACGAAAACCATACTTAGACTTAGCCAACAGTTTAACTGACTCTCGTTCGGTGCGACTAAGCATAACTACGAAACGGTCAGGGCGGAAAAACACAAGCCAAAAAGCATAAGCAGCAGCCAAAGTAGAAAAGCCAATCTGTCGTGCCTTTAGGACAATACTATAGCGTTCAGACATCCACACACGCATAGTTTCAACCTGTGCTTCACGCATCTCAAACTTTATACGACCCCGTTCAGGATGTTTAATATGCCAATAGTTTTCACAAAAATAAACAAACGCATCCAACTGCTGGTCCAAAGTAGCATCATCAGGACCACGACACTTACGCCATTCCCGTTCATTAATTAACTCTTGTAAATCCATTAGTAAAACTCCATATTAGATTTTAAACGCCCATCATCAGGATTAGCATTTAAAGCCAACCTTCCATAAAACAAAGCCCTATCAGAATCACCAGTGTAATGAAAACCAAGTGCTGCTAGGTCGTCAAATTGCCAACCCCACGCATCCGATTCACACAAATAATCCAAAGGTTTATCTTTGATTATTAAGCCCATATTAGTTGCATAAGACAATCCGGCATAATCTTTAATGTCATAATAATACTGCATTAAAGCAAACCAGTTTTCCCGACGACCACAATCCTCAGCAACAGCATTATACAACCAATACAAACGCTTACTAGGTTCACACCTACTTAGGTAACGACACGAAGCCGCTTTCTCAGGACCCCAAACAGACAACCCTAGGTGGGTCTTGAAGTGCGTAGCCGCAGTTTCATAATCATTATTAAAGAAATATTCCCTAGCCAAATAAAATTGGTTACGGTCATCCAAAGGTTCCTCTTTAACAGCCAACTTCAACAAATCAAAATACTGTCCACGACTTTTAGAAGAATCAGGATGATGATGAATTTCCAATCCACACCATTCCTGAACTTCTCCACCACCCACAGATTTTATAACCTCATGCACAGGATGTTTCCAAGTATAACCATGTCGTTTATGTATCTTGTCCCCGCCGTATGTTAAACCTTCAGAACCGTCACTATTCCAAGACCAAACATACTTATAGCGTGGGCGTGTAACATTAGAAGCAACCGCTTCCAAATGTTCACGCCACCCCTCAACAAGAACCTCATCCATGTCTAAAGCGATACACATATCAATATCGGCAGGAAGCATGGACAAAGCAAGGTTGCGTGCAGTGTCAAAACGCCAAGGCTTTAAAGAAGCATCTACGGTTATTACATTTAAAGATTTGGCTAGTTCAACTGTTTTGTCTGCCGAACCCGTATCTAGTATGAAACAGTAATCAGCATCTTTGCAAGATTCCGCCCATCGTTCTACAAATTGTTCTTCATTAAGAGCAATCGTATATACAGCGATTTTCATTTTTATCCTTCAAGAATTAACTTAATCAGGTGTTCTGCTCATAACACGAATTGGACCACCAGAATTAGGAGGGTCATTAATTTCTACAGTGTTACTTAACGGCAAAGTTATGTACTCGGTTAAATTACGCAAATAAGAACGGTAGTTTATCCATTCAGTTTTTTCAGTTTCTGACAATGGAGAATCAATCATAATTCTCCAATCTGTTTGGGACAATATAACATTTCTGTGTTGCCGTAAAACAATAAGAAATTCTTCTGGTGTGTCGGCATATTCAGGAACACTAGTTTCTGGATTTTGCTTAATTGGTACACAATCAAGATAAAGAATCATTATTACACCTTAATAATATAGTTGAGAATAATTGTAGGTTGAACATTTTGAGAAGCACCAGCACCAGCATCAATATTTGATATTGTCACATTGGATGTAACTGAGTGGGTGTGTGCTGATTCGTTGGCATTTGATATTGTCACATTAGATGTGACGCTATGGTTGTGTCCTACGCTTGCCCCGCCAGTACCAAATGAGTGTGCGTGGTTAACATTGTTGGCACTTGTTGTTTGTGTGGTGGTAGTTGGATAGTAACCATTATAGTAGTTACCATAATCAAGGTTGCCAGTGTATAGATAAACATTGCTATCAGTTACTGTATGTGTATGGGTTTGTGAGTTGTTGTTCGTTGTTCCACTATGGCTATGGTCAACGCTATGGTTGCCGCTAGTAACAGCGTTGTTGGTGAGAGTGTTTCCATGGCTGTGAATAGAGCCTGCACCGCTGGTAACAGCATTGTTGGTAAGCGTGTTTGCATGCTGGTGCAATTGAAGTCTTTGGTCGCCGCCAACAGCGCCCAATGTTGTTCCTGTTAAACCAGAAATAGCATTTGTTAATCGGCTGGCAGCCGTACCGCCCATGTTGTCAAGACCAGCGACAGTGCGACCACGCAAGTCAGGCAAGTTGAATGTTGTTGAACCGTCACCAGCGCCGTAAGTTGTTGAAACAATTGTAAACAATGCAGAATATGTAGTTCTTGAAACCGCTTGTCCAAAACAAAGCAACCAGTCAGTCGGTGCTGTTGAACCTGCAAAAGCAATAACGGAACCTGTTGGAGTTGTTGTTGTTGCGCCTGTGGCACCAGTAGGTCCCGTAGCGCCTGTAGCGCCCGTAGGACCCGTAGCACCTGTAGCACCTGTAGGTCCAGAAACTGTGGATTCAGAACCAGTGGGTCCAGTTGGACCTGTAGGTCCTGCAATACCAGTAGCGCCTGTTGGACCTGTAACTAGTGAGGCAGCACCTGTAGGTCCAGTCGCACCAGTTGGTCCAGTGGGTCCAGTCACAGTAGAATCTGCACCAGTTAAACCTATTGCTCCAGTGGGTCCAGTTGGACCTGTAGGTCCAGTGACAGTAGAAGCAGCCCCAGTGGGTCCAGTAGGACCCGTAACGGTGGAAGCAGCGCCTTGTGGACCTGTAGGTCCAGTGACAGTAGAAGCGGCACCTGTCGGACCTGTAGGTCCTTGCGCCCCTGTAGGACCCGTAACTGTAGATGCGGCACCAGTTGGACCAGTGGGTCCAACAGGTCCAGTAATGGTACTAGCCGCACCAGTAGGACCTGTAGTCCCTATTGAACCAGTGGGACCAGTGGGACCAGTGGGACCTTGAGAACCCGTAGGACCTATACTCCCTTGGTTTCCTTGTATTCCTGTCGGACCTGTTACGGTGCTTGCAGCACCCGTAGGACCAGTAGGTCCCGTAGGACCAGTAGGACCTTGTGTTCCAGTAGAACCTGTAGGTCCAGTTGGACCGAATGGTCCAATACTTCCTGCGGAGACAACCGAAACAGAATTACTGGCAACAACACCATTGGTTACATTTTGAAGTTGAACAACAATATTAGTAGTTGTATTAGCCATTATGCCCTGCTGACATCAGCCAAAATCGTACACTTACCTGAAAGGATAGTACTAACAACTGAAGCGTTTGTGCGTTGCAAATCCCAAAATGCGGGTCCAGCAACCAAAGTCGCACTATCGGCAGCAGTCAGAGTTAAAGTAACAACACCATTAGGACCGTCTGTTACAACACAAGTAAAGGAAGCCGCTATAGATGCAGAATCACGAAGGTAACGGATTTGGGAAATGAAAGTATTACCAGTAATTACAATAGGCACATTGGCAGAGTCTTTTAATGTAATTACAAATACTTCCGTGTCGCCACGCATGATTTTAATGTTTTGAGTAGCAGGAACCATACTAATGCCTAATCTGTTCTAAAGTAATTCATACGGTGAACCTTTATAGGTTCTTCTTCAAACCAGCATTCAGGGCATTCCCTGAGTGAGTTTGGAAACTCACATCCACACTCAGGACACTCAGTCTGAAGTTCCACTGGATTCCAACCTAGCCACTTTTTCAGCCGAAGCCACACTGGCAATTAATTCCTCTAGGTCTTTATCCGAAATTTCATTAAGAGACTGAGTGTGAGTAATGTTCACCTGCTGAGGAGCCAACTTGTTTGTAGCCTGAAGATACAACTGAGCAGCCTTGTTGTCCCCACCGAGCGCACGCTGGTATATGGTGTCCATGAGTTTCTGGGTGCGCTCAGGACTACCTTGCAAATCCTCTACCCGTTTTTGCCATTCTTGTTTAAAGTATGGTTTCTTCTGCCAACGGCGTAATGTTGCGCTGTCCACGCCTTCTTGTTTGGCATAGGCTTCTTGCGTGGGGGGTTGTCTCATGGGGCTAGGGACTACTAGCCAGTTCAGGTATTTTTCTTGGCGTTCATCAATATGACTGGATTCCATACAAATAGTGGTATTGTTCCTTGACCACGGAGGGTGGTTATTTAACCACTTTCTGTTAGGGAACAGCGGGGGGGATTATAGGGGGGGTATGGCGAATACTGGAACTTGCGTTCGTAAGATAAGCAAGTGCTAGTGATTGTTACTACTAGGGATAGTAGTATTGTAAACAAACAATGGTTTGTTTACCCATAGCCATAATGCGTGGACAAAGAGTGGGTTATGGCTTATAAGCATGATATAGACAAAATGTCTCCTTGGACAGAGGTTAAGGTAAGATGGAGAGATGCATACAGTCCAGCGTCAGGCTGGCATGACACGGAAGATTATGAACCGATGGACAGTATTGCGACTACGACTGGTAGGCTATGGGTTGGATGTCAGGAGCATTACATTACTATTGTTGGTACTATCTTTGAGTCTGAGTTACCTAATCCCGAAACCGTTGGGGACATTAACCATATACCTATTGATTGGGTTTTGGATATTGAAGTCCTACCAGTTTCACAAGCGTACAAGGAATAAACCAAAATGAAAAAAGGCATGGACAAACCAGTCTGGGAAAAGAAAAACCCAAACAAGAAATCTAAACCATTGTCCCCCGCACAAAAGGCACTGGCTAAAGCCCGTGCCAAAAAGGCAGGGCGACCATACCCCAACCTTGTTGACAACATGGCAGCCTCACGAAAGAAAAAGTAATGCCAAACATTAAACGAGGGTCAGAAACATTCAGCGGATACAACAAACCCAAAGCCACACCCAACCATCCCACCAAGTCACACGCTGTACTAGCCAAACAAGGTAGCACCACTAAACTAATAAGGTTCGGACAAAAAGGCGTATCAGGTTCACCCAAAAAAGCAGGCGAATCACCAGCATACGCAGCACGCCGCAAATCCTTCCAAGCCCGCCATGCAGCCAACATTGCCAAAGGCAAAATGTCTGCTGCATACTGGGCAAACAAAGTCAAATGGTAAACCCCACAAACCTTTCTCCTCTAGCATAACTGGCAGTGCAACGGACTGTTAATCCGTCAAGTCTTGGTTCAACCCCAAGGGGGAGAGCAACACTAGGGGTATCCCACCCCCCTCCCAAACCCCCAAAAATAACGCATCGGCTCTGGACTGGTTAGTA